GATTATGAATTTTATTATACCTATAGGAAAACAAAAAGAGTAAAAACTGAATTATTGAAAAAAATGAATTTACCTTTTAATAATGATGATAAAATTAATATTGAAAATTATTATCAAAATTTAAAATCAAAATTAAACGATAGAAAACAAAGAAATACCAAGAACAATATTTCATTTAGGGATTATTTAAGAGAAAAAAATTTAATTTCCGATGAGGATTCCGAAAGTTATATTAAAAAAAACAAATTAATAAAATTATCCTTTAGGGATGTTTCATTATTTACTTTGGATGCTTACAAAAAAACAGGGATAAAAAAGGATGTTTTGGAAACACCTCAAAATATTTATGAGACAATAGAAATTGATAATTATGAGATTATAGACAAAATGTTAGAGATATTTCAAAATGGTACAAAAAACAATTATCAATATAGAGAAAGTGATTTTTTGTTAAATATGGAAACAGGGTTTGATGAGGTAAATATAAATTTATACAAAGAAGAAATGGTTAAGAATTATTCTGTTTATTATCATTATCTTCAAACATTAACTGCATATGCTTATTCAAGAACAGCTCATTATGCTTATCAACAATTAATGCATTGTGTTCAATTAAATGTTGGTGAAAAAGCTTTTTATCATTTTAATTGTGGATTTGATAATTTTTTAGTAATTGTTGCTACTTGTTTCACTAATAAACAGAAAGATGATGGTAAACCTTTTCTCTCTATAATAAAAACAAAGAAACCACATATTTATAATAATAATTTTTTCGGAAAAACAAGAACAATTAAAATACCAAACACCCAGTATTCATATGTTATTACAAACTGGAGGAGATTAAATTTAACAAAAATAACATTTTTAAGGGATATTTTTTATAGTACATTATCCACTACTATGAATAGTGTCATGTCAGCCCCAAATGTCATAGATTATCTACAAGAAAATAAACTTGAGAAAATTTATTCTTTGAGATGCCTAATTGGTTATGCAACAAATCAAAAAATAGGTGAATTATTGATGGATACAAGATATGCCTACATGTCTGCTTTTTCTTTTTACACAAATATTAGCAAATTATTAATAGAAAAATTTAAACCACCATATAAAACAGCTCTTGAAGTTTGGATAATAAACAAGTTGTTAACAAAATTATACATTATTCATAAAAAAGTAATGGCAAATGGAATTATTCAAAGTAGAATTGAAATGTCAACAAACATTAGAGATTTTCAAACTATTGGTGGCATCATAGATATTCCAAGTTTATGGCTTGATTATCAATTGACTGATGTGACAGAAATATTGGATGAAGCATTTTTATATGTTCATACAATGAAGGAACCTTCAAACATTTTTCATGAAAATATAAAAGCTTTAAGAACAATTGTTCAATTTCAAGATGAATATGATAAACTACCAATAAAAATAAAAGAAGGAAAGATAAACACAAAAGAAGATTATAGATATTATTTGGAGTATAATACAAAAATAGGTTGTTCAGTTTCAGTAATAAAAAATTCTGTTATGCAAACAATTTCAAAGGAAAAACCTTTTCTGAAAAAGATTATCCACAGTATTAATAATGAATCAATAGGGGAAATATTGAGCACCAAAGCTGTTATATCTGATATTAATAGAGAAGTTACACAAACTACCCAATTTACCAAAAGGGAGGTTGCAAAGAAAGTAAATAGATACAAAAAAATATCAAAGAGGAAAACATTATCCTTAGATGAGCAAAAGAAATTTACTATTTATGCCCTCAGTACAAGTACAAAATTTTATAATAAATATAAACCTAGACAAAAAGTTATGGAAACATTGTTAGAAAATATTGAGAAAAATCGAAATTTAGATACAACAGTTAAATATGCCAATAATTTTATAAAAACAGAAAATGGTCATGTTGTGGCAGATATTTGTATAAAATCTCAATATGGTGCAAAAAGAGAATTTTATGTAATAAATGATGGTGCAAAGGCATTAGCCAGAGTTTGTGAAAATTTTTATAAAGAACTATCAAAAAATTCACCAAATGAATCTATTTCTGTTCCAGGTGATGAAAAAATAATACAGATGCAAAAAATGTTAGATAAAGTTTATTATAATAACTTGACACCAAAGCATAAGTTGATTTATGTAAATGGGGATTGTACAAAATGGTCTGCAGCTGAAACAATGACATCTTTTTTGGCAATGACAAAAGCTTTAAAATCAAAAATAACTTTAAAAATGTATCACATGTTATGTTCTACTTTTGTGGCTTGGTCAGATAAAGAAATACAAATACCAATGGATGTATATAACAAGGTAATACCAACAAAAAGATATAAAACTGATTTTTTAAAAAAATACTATAGTACAGCAAAATTGAGAAGTACACAAAATTTTCTTCAAGGAATGTTCAACTATTCTTCGTCATATAAAGCTGTTTGCTGCACTAATTATGTTTATTATTTATGGAAAAAATTATATCCACAATCAAATTTAATTATAGAACATTTAGAGCATTCTGATGATTATGAAGTTTTAATATTATATGAAAACAGAGAGGAATTAGAAAAATTTAGAATATTACAGAAAATTTTAATGAGATTACATGGTTATAATGATAGTGATAGAAAAACAAGTTGTCAACC